ATTATTATAGATTTAAAGATACAAATATTTATTATCAAACAAGTTATGAAAAAGATTTTTTAGAAAAATATTTTAATAAATATAATGATATAGAACGCGGAAAATCTATAATTTATAGTTATAAAAATAAAAAGACTTATTATCTTCCCGATTTCTACATTCCGTCATTAAATTTAATTGTAGAAATTAAAAATTCATATTTAGCCAAACGAGATAAAACTCAAATTTTAGCAAAGAAAAAAGCCACTATTTCTAATGGCTTTAATTATATTATAATTATAGATAAAAAATACAATAAATTTGAAAAATTAATAAACTCATAATTTATAATTTTTTTTATTCTTCTTCGTCTAATAATTCTCTTGCTTCTTCAGCAGATTGATACAATCCTAATTTTTCTAAATCTTCTGGCAATATGTCATCTTCTGCAAATTGATCAGAAAAGGTTCCATCTATCCATTCTACTATAACTTCATAACATCCGGGATTATCACCAAGAAATTCATGAAAATCATCATATCCTAATAAACTAGAAATATGATCTAAATTTCTTCCTTCTTCTGTAGCAAATCCTTCATTTAAGGATTCATTAACTAATTTTTTCATAATATAACAATTATTTTATGTTGTTTTTAATTCAGCATTTTCATCTTCTAATCTATTAACTTCAGATTCTAATTCCGCAACTCTTGCTTGTAAATCTGTTACAGAATATAAATCCTGATAATTTGCAATAACTTGATCTTGATCACTTAAATTATAGTAATTTCCTTCATAAAATACATATGAAGTTCCATTAGGATTTTTGACTACAATTGAGAAATCATTATTTTTTTGTTTTTTTAATGTATCTAATTGATTTTCTGTTAATTTAAACTCTATTTCACCAATAGCAGTATTCATATTTGTAGAATATGTAGGTCCTACTTCTATTTTAGTATTATCATCTAATTTAAATACTAGAGCATAATTATATGCTCCTGATAAGTCTATATTAACTCTATTTCCTTTAGTATCTATTTTTTCAAATTTAAATTTATAAATCGAATCATATGATTTTAAGAATAAAGGCCCTGTTCCTGAAGGAAACACTTCATTAAATGCATTTAACAATATATTTGAAGTATCATAAAATACTTTAACATATTTAGTTTTTTGTAGATCACTTCTTGTAAGAACATTGGCTTTTTCATCTTCAACTTTATTAAATACTTTATATGGAATTAAATTATCAGCATTTAAGCGTGAAAATTTTAATCCATATTTTTTAGGATCTGCAGATGAAAAAGATGCTTTTCTAATGATTTGTGTTCCATCCATTCTATTTGTTAATCTACATACATATTGAATTGTATATGAAGAAGCAATATCTGAATTTCTTATTATTGGTCTAAAATAATTAGCTGTAGCAAAATTATCTGTTTGTGTAAATGAATATTTTTGTGTTAATAACGAAGCGCCTGGAATATGCTCATATAATGTGATTTCATGAATAATTACCCATTTTCTTGCACTAGTTCCATAAGTTTCTGAAAATTCTGTATAATTATCATTTGGATTATTTGATGTATATAATGGAATTATTCCACTTTCTATATCTCCGATATAATCTCCTATCATACTTCCATTCCATGTTGCATAATATTCTATAAAATCTCCTGCAGTAGATTCGGCAATATAACAACTGAAATTATCTGCTGCACTGGTTACAGGAATTTGAACACTAACTTGTTCATCTAAAATATATTCATAATTTAGAATATCGAATATAGTGCTATATGTCATATAAACATCACTAAGTGATGTAACATTAAGAACATTTCCTAATGTAGTTACTGGAGAATTATTTCCTAATTCTTGAATAGAAGGAACTTGAAATTGAAAATATTTATCATAAAATTTATTTCCTAAAAATAAAGTATTAGAAGAAAATGATATTACATCTCCTGTAATAATATCTTCTTGTTTTCCATATGTAAAGTTTGCTAAATCTACTAAATTATCTGAAACATCTATAGCTCTTACTTGAAGTAAAAATCCACCAATATCATCAAAATTATATCCTGATATAATATGAACTTTTATAGTGTCCATTGGATATGTAGAATCAGGAATTTTAGTAGAAGAATCCCAATACGCAGAATAAGTAACAAATGAATTCGATGAATCAAAAACCCATGATGTACGCCCAGTATTTGTTGGAACTGAATTTAAAGATAAAATGTTATTAGTTCCTCCTAACGCTCCATCGCCTTCATAAAAATATTTGGTTCCTAAACATGTATCAATTACATAAGGATCCGTTAATGATGTTACTGCACCATCTTTATTAAACTCATATTCAAGCAGAAGGAAATCATTAAGTTGTATGTATTTTGATATGTTTGTAGCCATTATTTATTTTTATTTTATTTATTAAAAGTTGTATATACTATACGATATCGTAGGTCCTACTACTAATCCATATTTTCCTGTTGTTATATTAAATCCTCCTGTTACACCTATTCCTACATTAAATCCATTAAACCATTTCTTTTCTTTTATCAATCTTCGTATATCTGGATTAGTATTAGGATCTATCAAAACACCTTGTAATTGTGCTGCTGTAAATCCAGGATATCCACTTTGTAAAAATACTCTATATTGTCCTTTTTCTACTTTTTGGCCCCAAGTTAAATCTATTTGTGTTAATCTTTTGATTAATTCTGTATCTAAATGAAATAAACGTAAAGAATCTTTAAGAGAAACACCGATATATGTTCTTCCTGTAAATATATCAAAATTTGTAGAATCATATCTATATGTTAATTGCCAAGGAGCTGCATAAGTATTTTCATCTATTTTCTTTAAATCTTTTATTAGTTTTTCTTTTTCAACAAGATATCTAGCTAATGTAGCTGAATCCTGTTTTAATTGAATTATAGCTTCTCCTAAAGATATAATTCTACCGTCCTGTTCTTTTATTTTATTATATAAATTTCTATTAAGATCTTTTAACTCTTTTTCAGATGCTATATAAATTGCTATAGACGCCTGTAAATCTCCGTTTTTTTGTTTTTCGTATTTAATAGAATCATTAAGTGCAATATTATTTTGATCACTAATTTCTTGTTGTCTCTTTAATTCTTTTATACGAGAACATTGCATGGCATTCATAATTATTAAAGCAATTATTATTAATGCTATAAATACTTTTCCTTTAATGAATTCCCATATTTGTTTAAGCGTTATTTTTTCCATTTTAATTTATTTTATTGCGTTATCTCATCATCTAAAATAAATGATAGTATATTTATATCATCATCTATTTCTATAAGATCGCCCGTTCTATATGTTATTAATATTTGAGTTAATTGTATTCTATGTGTAAATTGATAGCCTGTGTCACCGGCTGCTGCATAAGCCCATGAGTCTAATTTAAGTTGTAAATTATCCGCAGTACTTACATCATCCATAGATAATTCGGCATATGAATATTCTTCTTCTACTTCTTGAGTTGTTGTTGATCCCGTTTTATTATATGTTTCTTCGGGTTTTGTTGCAGAAATAATTTGAAATACATCATCATATTGTACAGCCTTTGAATCATTAAAGTTTTCAATATATCCATAACAACCCACTGATATATCTACAGAAGTATTATCGGGTAATCCTTCAAAGTTTATATTCCATATTTGTTCATGATCTATTGTTAATCCTCCTGTGTTATCAGTTTCAGAATAACTTTCTTCACTTACTTTAACTAATGTTATAGGACCTTTATGCCATATTGAAATATCGGTTGTAGAACCACTAGAAGTAGTTACTCTTATTATACCGGTTTTATCTGCACCTGTATTTTCTTCTGTTTCTACCCATATAGAACCATCACTGTCACCTGTATAAGCATAAGCAAGATTAATTAAGAACGTACTTGGATTTGTTTGTAATGCTGCTGTCCATGTAGTATTTGCATCAACATCGAATGTTAGACTAGCATCTGCAGTATAAGCGCCAGATGCATCTAATTGATAAGTTGACGGAGAAACCGCGAATGTACCGCCATATACATATTGTGTATCTGAGTTTCTTGACCATCCATTCTTAGTTAATTTCATAAAGAAACTAAATGATCTTCGATTATCTAATTCAGAAATAGTTATTTCACCACTACTATCTACATTATGAAAAATTAATGGTTGTAATGATGATGCATCATTGGGATAAGTAGTTCCATTAAAAGGTGTTTCTGTAGAGAAAAAATATAATGATCCTTTTACGTCAGAATCATTTGTAAAACTATCCAAAGTCCAATATATAGAAGCATCATTTAGATTTGAGTGATAAACTCCATAAAAATCGCTAGGATTGGAATTAAAATTTGAATCAAATAATGAATTGGCATTTATTTCATAATTAGTTAAAATAGTTCCTTCGGGTGTATTAACAGTAAACGAATTTTCTGCTTGCTTTTTTTGTCTTAATGACGAAACATCAAAAATAAGATCTACATCTCTAAGATTTCCTGCGTTATCTAAGTTTCCAATTCTAAATGTATTTGTATTATAATTTCTTACAATAGCTATTGATTGTTTGTCACTAGTTCCTGATGAATATACAGTAAATGGATTATAGTCTCCTATTTCAACATTACTATATTCAATTCTTGCAAAATTATATCCTTTTACACTATATATTTGTGATGGAACTGCTGAGTAATCTATAGCACCACCAGTAGTATATATGTTATCGATTATGTATTTTGGAGATGTATTACTATTAAAATATCTTTCAAAACTATTACGAGTAGTTACACCGAGAGGAGAAAAGAAGCCTCCCATCGTTAATTCCGCGAATCTATACGTGAAATTATTTTCAGATGCATCTATTTCATAACATTTTCCGTCATTATCAAAAAATAAATCACCTGTCATATATGTTCTTCCACTAGGTAAAGATGATGTAGAAGTAGTCCATAGAGATTGATTATTCTCAATTTTTAGATTTATAACATTAACATCAGAAACAGGATCATAATCAGTAAAGTAAATAGATAAACCTTGCTGTCCATCTTCTCCTTTATCTCCTTTAGAACCAAATCCTGGTTTTCCGGGTGCATATTTTAAATTATTACTCATATCTTTATTTTATTTATATATTTTAATAGTTACTTCTATATAGATTTTCTCCAGAACATTGTGTACCTGTTTCACCTATAAATGCATTATAATTTCCTATTGATACATCACCTGATCCACTTTGTTTAACTACATTAGTTATTTTTACATATCCTGTTGATATAACAAAATTAGATTTACTATTATAATAACATCCTAGATCAAATGTGGCACTTTTTGTATCTCCGCCTATGCTTATATCTACATATCCTGTATCTGTATCTGAATCAGAATCCTCTGCAGATACATAATAGCCTTCTTGATCTTTATATCCTATAACTGGTCCTATTGATGAAATTATTGAATCTACAGAAGGACTGATATATGTAGTAACAGTTCTTCCTTCTGTTCCAGGTTCTACAGCAGAATATCCATAAATAGAAGAATTTATTGTGTAATATACTCTGATAACTTCATCAGTCATTTCTGGAGCAACTATACTACCATCTTCATCAAAGTAAACATATACTTGAACAGGAGTTCCTGTTTGTGTAACAGTAATTGTTTTATCATCTGCTTCAGAACCAATGGTAATTGTTCCTTGTCTTGAACCTGTAGTATCTTTTCTTGATAAACTTACATCAAATGTGTCATTACCCATTGGCCCAGATGTAGGAGTTAATGTTATCCAATTTTCAGGTGGAGGACTAGTAACATTCCATCCCGAAAATGAATCTGTAGATATATCAACAGTATAAGTATAACTTGATGCAGCTGAGAACCAACCGGATGAATCTGCACTTAATGTTTGAGTTGCAGGATCATTAACATCTAATTCTGGAGGTGTTGCGCTAGTTGTAATATTTTTTATTACTGAACTTCTTTCCCAGCCATCTTTATCAATAACTATATAATATTGAAATGTTGCACCTGTTGGTAATTC